ACTTACCTTCCGACCTTCTCAACCCTTATATCAATACAGAAATTAGAGAAGGTAAGTTTTTAAATGATCCTGAAGAATCATATAGGAACTTTATTGAGTGGTATACTACGAGAATCAAAAAAGAGGTAGATAAAAGAAAATCTGTACGAGGTAAGCAAAAGTTAGAAGAGACACTTAAGCAAAAAACGGCTCAATTTGAATCACAAAAGGATGACATAGTTAATTTGTTTAAGGTTAGTAGTTTGTTGTCGCAGGCTAAACAGATCTTTATTAACAAGTACAATAATGCTGTATATAACACTAAGCACTTCATTGATGAAGGTGAGGGAGTGTTAAGGGTAACTGCTCCGGAAGGGTATGTTGCAGTTGATAGAGATGGTAATGCTGTTAAACTGGTTAACAGATTAGATTTTAGTTCAGCTAACTTTCAAAAAGATAAACCCGGATCATGAGAACATTTAGAGAATATTTTGAAGATATGGAGACAAGAGTTGAGCGAATCGCTCTTCTCCCCGGTGGCTTTAAACCACCTACAAAGGGGCACTTTAGTGCTTTAAGGTATTTGCTTGATGATGCTGATAGGGGTATCGTTTATATCGGTAGTAGGGTGCGTGATGGTATTACACCTGAGCAATCAGAAAAAATATGGAACATATATGCAAAATATTTTGATAAGCCTGTTGAGGTTATACGTGTACCAAACCCAGTAATAGCTACTTACAAATTTGCTGATGAAAATTTAGATAAAACATTGCTTGTTGGTGCCGGTGGTCCTCGTGAAAATGAAGACGGTACAGTTGACGAAGGTGACATTGAGCGTTACAAATACTTTCAAGATAATGTTGAAAAATACCCATACGTTAATGTAGTTCAAATACCAAGTCAAGAGGGAGACATGAGTGGAACTAAAGTTAGAAAAAAGATTAAGAAGGATATGGAGCAGGGCTTGGAGTATTTTGTACCAGAGGAAATTATTACTTCAAAAGATGATATGCAAGCTATAGAAGAAATATTAACAAGCAATTAAATAATAGTATGAGAGATAAGAAACGTAAAGAGAAAGCTATGCTTGAAGAAGCGTACGGCAAGGTTAATGAAATGAACCTTGGACCTCATAACGACCCTTATCCGCAAACAATGGCTGTAGCTGTTCCAATTCCAGCTGAAGATGAAAGTTGTGGGGAGTATGATCAATCAGAAATCGATATGGCTGGTAGAGAATTACTTAAAGCACAAGAATATGCAGCTAAATTAAGTCAAATGGTACCGGCTCTTCCAGGATTAGATGGATGGGTTGCCTCTAAAATTACTAAGGCTTCAGATTATCTCTCTTCTGTATATCATTTTCTTGATTATGAGTTACGCGAAAAGCCACAAGAAGTGGTTGTCGACATAGAGGAGATTGAGGCTCCTGTTGAAGTCTTTAACGTTGGGTATGAAGATTTAGAAAGTACTTGACCACATTCTTAATTAGCAGTTGCTATGAAAAAATTTAAACAATTCTTTATAGAAAAATCTGTCTTAGGGCTCATAGAGTTCTTTGATGTAGATGGTATTGGTAAAATTCCTTCTAAATTAGACTCAGGTAACGGTGCTTATAACGTTATTCACGGTGAAGATATACAAGTACAAGGTAATAAAGTACATTTTAAGACAGTAAACAATCAGCGTCTTATGAAAGATAAAGTAGACGATATAGTAATTAACGTTGGTGCTGGTAACACTGAAGAAAGACCAGTAGTTAATTTCGATCTTAAGATTGGTAATAAGGAATTCAAAAATGTTCCTTTTTCTGTAGGTAACAGAGCTAGTAATCTGTTTAAAATATTAGTCAGTAAAGACTTTATTGAAAAAGAGCTTGATGCTCTTATTGATGTAAGTCAGGAAAATATAGCTGACAGAGATATTGAAGCTACTTATTAATACCAAGTAGGTTTCCAACGCAATGTCCAAGTTGCGAAATCCTTATCATGACGAATATACTCTCTGTATTTGTCAATAGTTGAAAGATTATCAAAATTTTCTATATTTCTACAATTACAATCATCACTAATAGCAACTGCATAATTAGTTAAACCGGTTTTACTCATAATTGTATTATGAATATTTTTACCGCACCATTGTATAAACGTTTTTGTAAAATGTTCATTAGAATCAGGCCATCTATACATACGTTCAGTAAACATTTCCAACGTATGATCAACTAACCACTTAAAGTTATCTTTAGTCTCTCTAGCCCATATAGAGCATTGATGATTGAAATAACCTTTACCTCTTCTACGAGGTTTACCGGTAGAAGTTCTAGGAGTAGAAGGATGATCTAACACCTCTTGTGGAAATGCGTGAGCTAACATAATAGCTCCTTCTATTTGCATCTTTGATCTTACATGTTGATCGCAAAGATTGTGAGTTGATTGTATAGGGTCGTCGTCAGTTACAAAGATATTCATTTAAGTAGAGTATAATATGAAGTTATCTCATCTCCAGCTTTTATTGGCTTAACAGTATATAAAATTCTACGAAAATTAAAATGAGAACCTTTTATTTTCTCTTTTACCATAAAGGTATTAGGATTTTCACTATGATTTATAAACCCTCCTAATGGTGTTCTTACCCATTCATCAATACCTATATATAAATTACTAACTTTAATATGTGTTATCCCGAGCTTCTTACCAGCACGTAGATCTACTTTAGTAAATAAACCTAAACCGTGTATTTTACTTTCTTTTATTGTAAGACCTAATGGTAAAGGCTTATAACTTTCCGGATTAAACTCCATTATTATCTTAATCCTGTAGATTCAAAAACGTCTCTAGTAACCCCTGCTTTAAAGCCACCTTCAATACCTTTTACAATTACAGATACAGCATTATGACTATGCAAACTTTCATTATGAGAAGCTACAATCTTAAAGTCTAAAATACGCGATTCATTAGTAAGTTTTTCATACAGCAATCTAACAGCATCTTCTACAAACTTTAAGTAAGCACCGTTCTTTTCTGCAAACGCTTGCTCATCTTCTCTTTTAACCATAACTTGCGTTTCAGTTTGAAGAGCATCTAAGCATAATTCTTGAATATCTTCAATCCAAAGCATATCTTCAAATCTTACACTTACACGAGCGACACTTCTTTGACTATGAGGTACAGTAGCTCTATTACGATACTTCTCAGCATGTTCACTTAGCTCAAAACTACAAGGACAAGCAGAAGAATAAACAAAATCAAAATGAATATACTTCTTAAACTCACCTTCTTTAGTTAAGTCACCTTCAAATACTACATCGTAATATTGATAACCTTCTAAACCACTACGTAAACTTTGCTGCTTAATAGGATAAGATATCTTAAGCATTATTCTAGAATCAAAACATTTAAGATTATTTTTATAAGTCTCTAAAACGTCTTTAATCTTATCAATACTAAATGTCTCATCTTTATGATCATAAAAGCTTCTCATAATACGTGACATATTAATACCTTTCTTATGAGCTTCCAAGCTAACACTACCTGTTACACTTGTTTCCAACTCAATTGTCTTACCGTTTCTTTTCTTATATGTAAGAGGTAGCTTAAAGTTATGAATACCTACTTGTTGAATAGGAACTGCTGCACCTTGAATTAAGCTAGAAGGTCCATTTTGCAGATCAGGTAAAGAAGAGATGTACTTTTTAGTAGCGTTGACGTTATTATCATAAACTCTAATAGGAGGAAAATAACTACTGCTATATTCATCACCCATTATTTCTTTTGCAATAACATCTTTTTCGCCAGTAAGTTCATCATCCTCTCCTAGCCACTCATAATTAGAATCTTTTTTACTTTTACTCATTTATATTATACTATTATAGTTACAATATTTCTTTTTCAAGACTAAATATTGTATATGGCTAAATTGACGCAAAAAGACCTTATTCAAAGAAGTTTATATGAAGAAGGAATAGGAAGTATGTTAAAGCAAGCTGCAAAATCAGCTTTAAAAACAGGAGTAGGAGCTGCTAAAGCTTTAGGTGCATCTGCAGCTCCAAAGACAGCGGCTGCACTCGGTAAACTAGGCAATGTAGTGAGCAGTAATTTTGTAGAAATTATGGCTGCTAACCCTAAAAATGGTCTTAGATCTTGGTTAAATACCCCTGAAGGCCGTAGACTTTTTAAAGATGTAAGTTTAGGTAAAGAAAAAACTTTAGCTAATAATGATGTTAATGTAAATTTTAAAGGGAAATATATAGACCCTAAAACCCCTAATGAACCTAAAGAAGTACAAGGTATTTTTTCAGTAAGAAAAGAAGACGAAGGTAAATGGGGAATAATGGGTGCAAATGACAATGAAGGAAATGTAATATGGGTTCCTACAACAAAGAAGGATAAAGATAAGGGTAAAGATGAAGATACAACTTCTTCTAAAGAAGCTGCACCAGTAACTGTAAACGTACAGGGCTCCCAAGGAGCTCAAGGAGCCCAAGGAGCAACAGGAGCTCAGGGTGCCACTGGAGCACAGGGTTCTCAAGGTGCTACAGGTAGCCAAGGAGCTACTGGTGCTACCGGTACACAAGAAGAACCTAAAGAGACACGTAAAGACGTTGGTAGTGCGGGTGAGTTTGGAAGGACACCGAAGGCCGCAGGTGCTACTGATACACAAGGTGAAAAAGAAACTACTGATACACAAGAAAAACCTAAAGAAGAGCCAACAAAAGAATATCAGCCCTACGGATATCAAGATACAGATACAATGAAAAGGATAAGAGAGCGGTTAAATGACAGAAAACTTCCAAGAAAGAGTGATATTGAGGAGTTATTAAAGTATCCGGATGTTGATCCAAATACACCACTCGGTTATATATTTCAAAATGATAAAGGACAAATGGACCTAGACAAGGATATACAGACGATGAAGTTAAGATCTATTTTAAATAAAAAGGAGCAGTTACGCGATCAATTTTCACAAAAAAATCTCCTAAGACAGTTGACTTTGCTTTCGAAATAATTAATTATCCGAGACTGGACGAGGGAGAGCCTTTTAAATTCACCTCACTAGTTGATTTATTTCTTGTTCTTCTTATAATAATAGTATGACTTATACATCTTCGAAAGTAATTGAACTAGGATCAACAGCATTTCGTCAGCCTAATGCAGATTCGCATTGCAAATATTTACATGGCTATCAACTAAAAGCAGAACTTACTTTTGGTTGTGAAAAATTAGATGATAATAACTGGGTATTTGATTTTGGTGGTCTTAAACAACTTAAAGAAATATTTAACAATCAATTTGATCATACTACTGTTATTTCTGGATCTGACCCTGAGTTAGATACTTTTAAAGAACTACAAAATAAGGGTATTATTCAACTAAGAATATTAGATGGTGGTGTAGGTATTGAAAAATTTGCTGAATGGGTATTTAAAACTGCAGATACACATGTTGAAGAGGTAACTGAAGGACGCGTCTGGGTTGAAAACGTAACTGTATATGAGCATAAAAGTAATTTTGCTTCTGTTAGTAAACAACTACAAAAATCTACTTTATATGTAAATGAAGAAGGAACTAAAACATATGTTGAAGTAGAAGAAAAGGAATTACCTGATCAAGACAATACACCTGAACCTGATCCAGCTCCACAAGATCATAACCCTAAAGCGTCTCAGGTAGGTAATCAAGTTACACAAGGTAAAGGTAACTGGTTTGCAGGTACTACGTGGGGCGATTAAGTTCCTAATACTGAGCAAATAAATCTTAAGATCTTACTTCTAGCAATTTCAGAGTTTCCAAATTTAAAAGAATATATATCATTTTCTCTACACTGCTCTGTGTTAAATGTATTAAAGATTTCTTTATATCCGGATTTATTTACATCAGCTTGATTACTATCACCAATTACAATATATTTGGAATTTCTTCCAAATCTAGTTAAAATAGTTGTTAGCTCTTTTCGTGATAAATTTTGTGCTTCATCTACAATTACTAAAGTTTTATTAAAAGTTAAACCTCTAACAAAATTAACTGGAATTGCTTCAATTATTCCTTTTTGCTTAAGCATGCTGCATGCCCCGGTACCGGCTATTTCAATAACTTTTTCATCTAAAGGTATAGCATAAGGAGAAAATTTATCATCAATTTCACCTGGTAAAGATCCTAAACTCTTTTCAGCTGATTCTGCAATAGATCTTATATATACTAATTTAGTAAAATCTTCATTTTTAATTAGTTCTAAACCTGCATATACTGCAATATATGTCTTCATGCTACCAGCTGGGCCATCAACGAATCCAATTTTTGTCTTATCATTTATAATACAATTATAAAATTGCTTGTGCATAGGATTAAGATAAAACGATCGCTTAATCTTAAAATCGAATATGTAGTTCTTGTTAAATGCTTCCGCAAGTTCATCACTTGCCCGACTCTTACGTGCGGTTTTTACACTCATATATATTAATATTTAGTTGAAAAACTCTTCAGAACCTATATAATCTTATATATGTCTATAGATTGTGATAAAGAAACGTTACTAATATCTGATGATAAAGCTTTCTATACTTTAGAAGGTGAAGGTGAATACGTTGGTATGCCCTCGGTATTTTTTAGATTATCTATGTGTAATCTTACTTGTCAGGGATTTGCCTCTGAAGATTCACCTCATGGTTGTGATTCTTATATTTCTTGGTCTGTTAAGAATAAAATGACGTTTAATGAAATCTTTAAATATTTTGAAGATCATAAGCTTATTGATAAGTTAAAAGAACGTGCAATATTTAAAATTACTGGAGGTGAACCTATGGTTCAGCAAAAGCAGCTGCTAAAGTTTATAGAAGCTTTTATTGATAAGTATGATTTTCATCCTGTTATAGATTTTGAAACTAATGCTACAATTCAACCTGATGAATTATGGGTTAGTAAATATTATGCCACGTTTACTACTTCTCCTAAACTTACCTCTAATGGTGATCCGGAAAAACGTACGTATAAACCTGAAGTTTTAAAGTGGCATAGAGAAGTAGGATCAGGTTTTAAATTTGTTATTAATAGATCTGAAGATATAGATGAAATATGGCAGAAATATGTACAAGATGGTACAATAAATGTACCATTACATCGTGTTTGGTTTATGCCTTGTTCAGGTAGCCGACAAGAGCATGTAGAAAAAGCACCTGCAGTAGCTGAATATGCTAAAGCAATGAATGTTAATTTTTCTCCTAGATTACATCTACTAATATGGGATATGGCATTAAAGGTATAACGCAATATATATACGTATGAGAATTGCATTTTCCGGAACAGGTAATAGTGGTAAGAGCACTATAGTAAAGAGTTTTTTATATAATTGGGATAATTACTCGACACCGGAAAAAACATATAGAGATATATTAACTGAAGAGGGGTTACCTCATTCATCTAAAACAACTACTGATACACAAGAAAAAATTCTTAACTTTTTTATAGATCAAGTTAAAGAATATGATAAAGGCGAAAAAGTAGTTTATGATAGATGTCCGTTGGATAATATTGCATATACTATGTGGTGTCATGAAAAAAATATAGATGGATTTGATAGAAAATTTGTTACAGATCAAATTTCACTTATGAGAGAATCTTTAAGATTCTTAGATATAATTTTCCTATGTAGGTTTGATGAAAAACAAGCTATCGAAGATGATGGTTTTAGGGATACAGATAAAGATTTTATTAAAGAAGTAGATAATATTTTTTATTCTTTGTATAGACAATATACAGAAAACCCAGAAGCAGATATTTTCTTTCCAAAGGGCGATTCACCTTGTATTATTGAGTTGCCTAACGAAGGTCAACACCGTATTGATATGGTTCAAGAGTATGTAACTCCAGAAGGAGAGATGTACGGTGATGAAGCTTCAATCTTTAATGATATAAATGAGCTTGAAAGACTTGTTACTCAACAAAAAGCAGCTTTAGATCAAGAAGAAAAAGAGAAAGAATTATTTCGCAAGTTTGGTTTATGAGAGAAACCATAGGTATAGGAATTATTACATGTGATAGACCAAAGTTTTTTAAAAGATGTAGAGAGTCTATTAATAATGAATGGTATGATCATATAGTAGTAGTTAATGATGGTAAGGGTCCTCTTTTTGATCCTGCTTCTCCAGTTATACAGACTACAGGTCGTGAAGGGGTAGGTAAAGCTAAAAATAAAGCCTTTCAATATTTGATTGATAAAGGGTGTGAGCATATATTTTTAGTTGAAGATGATGTAGTTTTTAAAAAGAACGCTTTTGACGCCTACATTAAAGCTAGTAAAGTTACTAAAGTAAAACATTTTAATTATTGTTTACATGGTCAAGACAATAAAATAAACAATAAACCTAATCCACGTAAAATTATCGATATAAGAGGAACAAAAGTAGCTTTATATTTTAACATATATGGGGCATGTTCTTATTATCATAGATCAGTACTAGAAGATATAGGGTTATTTGATGAAGAATATATCAATGCAATGGAGCATGTAGATCATACAATGCATGCTATAACAAAAAAATACCATCCTCCTTTTAGATGGTTTATTGATTTAGAAAACAGTAACGAATATATTAATGATCAAGATTATAATCACGATAAATCTAAAATAAGGACAGGAGATTGGATGAAAGACTTTCGAAATGGAGTAGAAAGATTTAAAAGTAAGTATAAAATAGATGTGACAAATCCTTATCAAGAGTATGATGGTATAGATAAGGTTATTAGTTATTTTAAGTCGATATGAAAGTTGGAGTTGGTATTACTACATATAATGCAGAGCATTATTTTAAAGATTTATATGATTCATTACCTATGAATCAAATAGATGAACTAGTAGTAGTTAATGGCGGTAAAGAATATAAAGGTAAATATAAAGATGCTCATTGGATCCAACATAGTAAAAATTATTATCCATCTTTTTGTAGAAATGATTGCTTAAGATTTTTAATGGAGAGAGATATGGATTATTATATTACATTAGAAGATGATATGGTAATCAAAGACCCAGATATATTTAAAAAATATATGGAAGCTGCTGAACTTAGTAAGTTTGGTTATTTTTGTTTTGTAAGTACGTCATGGGAGTCAGGAGAACCAGGAAACAGAACACCTAAGCTTGAGTTGCAATATTCAAAAGATGTTACAGTTAATTTATATCCTCATATGTGTAATGAGTTTACGTTTAAAACAAAAAAATGCATTGAAGATACGGGGTTATATGATAATAAATTTAGATATATCTTTGATGTAGAGAATGTATACCGTGTAGCTAATGCAGATCATATTCCTAGTTTTTGGTATTTTCCGGATATTAAAGACTCAGATGATTTAATTATGAATCACCCGGAAACTGAAACTAGAATTAATGCAGGAGGTGAAAGAGATCGAAAGCTTGGTAAAGAATACGATATGTTTATTAAAAAACATGGTACAACTGTACAAAGTATACCTCAATTAACTAAGCAAGAGATTATAGATAAAATAGTAAAATGAAAATCGCGATAGGTATTAATAGTTTTAAACAAGAAGCTGATTTAGAAAAGAGAGAAGCTTTATGTATCGAATCTCTACGTATATGTAAAGAAAAAAATTCTAACGTAACGCTATATAATATTATTGAAGAAGGTGATGAAATAGATTTTGATGGTTTTAAAACGTTAAATGTAAAACAAGATGGTAAATTACCATATGTAAATAAGCTAATTGATCAATTAGCTAAAACTGATAACGATCTTATAGTATTTTTAAATAATGATATAGTGCTTAATGCTTCATTTTTTAAGCAATTAGAAGAAGATATTGAAACTTACCCCACTTCTAGAGTTCATTTACATAGTTTAGATAGTTTAAATGAAGATCTTAAACTTCAATCCTATAGTGTACATGGATTTGATCTGTTTGCTTTTAAAAGAGATTGGTGGCTCAAAAATTCTCACTTATATCCGAATATGTATCTAGGTAAACCGTATTGGGATACTGTTTATTTTATAATTAGTGTATTGAATAGTAACTTTAAAATACTAAACAAACAACCTCCAGTAATTTTTCACCCTGAACATAGCTCAGAGTCTATGGAAGGTAGTGATCGTTATAAAACTCACAACGAAAATATCGCTACTACTACCCCGGGAATGGGTAAATGGTGGCATTTTGTACAGAATGTACTTCTAAAACGACCATCTGCAGGAGAAGTATTGTGGTGGACACCACTTGCTAATGAAATAGAACTAGAAAATCAATTATTTAGAAATGAAAATTAAAGCTTATACACTTTTTACACCATCTCATAAGAAGTTTCTTTATGAATATTTGTTAGATTCGTTTAAACATAACGAAAATATTGAACTAACTATACTACATAGACCACAATTATGTGAAACTGCGGAGTTTGGCTCAGATGGCTGGCATGGAACTATGTATTATAAAGCTAATTGTTTTTATGATAAGCTAAAAGAGTGTAGTGACGATGAGATCTTTATGTTTATCGATCCAGATATTGTAATTTATAAAGATTTTTATGATGATATCGTTAAACGTATGGAGACTGCTGATATGGTTTTTCAAAACGATGGACCTGGTGGTGTAAATACAGGGTTTTTTGCTGTTAGAAACAATAAAAAGACACGAGCGTTCTTTAATACAGTAAGAGGTAATCTTGAAAAATTTGAAGAAGAGCAAAGAACCACCAATTATTTACTTAGAAACCTGCAAAACTTCCCAGAAATACATGTAAGATGGAGTATGTTACCTAATACGTATTTTACTTTTGGTCATATTGCAGGTCAACCTGATGGCAAAGGTGGTTTAAAAGGTCACTGGGTTAATACAGACGATAAATTTCCTATTCCGGATGATATTTTTATACATCATGGCAACTGGACACGTACAAAAGAAGACAAATATAAAATTTTAGATGTAGTTAGAAAGAGAATAAATGAAAGTTGATTTTAAAAACCTAAGAGTCCCCGCTGATTACCCGACATATCCTCCTTATCATGAAGGAGATTATATGGAAGAATACTTTTATAAGTATTATATTGAAAATAAAAGTGAATTTGATAAGACTGGATTTACTTTAATTCCAATATTTTGGACAAATGTATATCTTACTAGTAAAAATAAAGACTTACTACAACCTTACTTAAATTATCTACCTAAAGATAAAAAATATTTTACTGTTTCACAACATGACGATGCTGTAAATGAAATTTTACCACCCGGTACATTAAGTTTTGAAGCTGGAGGTAATAGAAATGGTATACCTCTACCATTAATTTGTTCACCTTTAAAGAAAGGACTTATTGAACCTCAAGAAAAGGATATATTTTGTTCGTTCGTTGGTTCCATTTCCAATAACGCTCAATGTCGTGTTACTCTTTACCAGACATATGCAAATGATCCAGATTTTTATTTTTCTAAACCTCGTTATTGGACAGCAGAAGTGCCGCAAGATAATTTTAAAGAATTTATTGATATATCACAGCGTTCTGAATTTTGTTTAGCTCCAAGAGGTTATGGTAAAAATAGTTTTAGATTCTATGAGGTAATGCAATTAGGCTCTATACCTGTTCTTGTTTATGATGAGGAGTGGTTACCATTTAAAAAATATATTGATTGGAATGAATTTAGCGTATTAGTAGAAGAGAAAGATATACCCAATTTAAAAACAAAGTTACAATCTTATACTAAAGAACAAAAAGATAAAATGCTCAAAAAAGGTAAAGAAATATATAGAGAATATTTTTCGATGGAAGGATTTAGCAAAAACGTATTAAGATATTTGCAAGATGAAAAATGAGCTACCACTCTTTTACTATCAGCCAAATGATGTACCTTACCTGGAAAAGAGCTTAGAGCTTAATAAAAAGATATTTAAGGATTTAATTATTATTAAAGGTACAGACTGCCCAGAGTTTAATAATGTTTATAGGCATATGTGTTATAATGCAGATATGTTTGAAAGATTGTGTTTTATTCGCTTCTTTAAAATTTTAGAATATGTTAAAGAAAATAATATAGATAAATTTTTATATTGTGATTCTGATGCTATCTTTTTGGTACCTTTAGATTTTGAAAGTATTCTAGATAAAGAAAAATGTGTAGCGTGTAGACCTGAGCAGCAAGATAAATTTGAAGATGTTACTTGTGCACATTTTTCTATATGGACAAAAGATGGCTTAGAGGATTTTTGTAATTATATTATTGATGTTTATACTAATAATATCGATATTCTTTTACCCAAGTGGGAGTGGCATATGGAAACACAAACTGGAGGAGGTATATGTGACATGACTGTAATGTATCATTGGTATAAGGGAAGTAAAAATTTATATAGTATTAATGGCGGCGCATTTGATAGAGGTATAGGAATGCCACAAAATAATATACCTGATGAATATGAAATGAAAAATGGTATAAAGAGATTACGTATGATTGATAACCAAATATTTGGTACTAATTATAATGGAGAGTCAGTTCAATTCTTTGGATTACATTTTCAAGGTGATAAAAAAGACTACATGTACAACTTATGAAAAAATTCTTAACAACGTTTGCTCTATATAATGATCATAGACAGACATTATATGAGCAGTTTATCAGACCGCGTTTTGCAAAATATGCTGAAATGCATAATATGAGATTTGTAGAGCTTAACAATAATAATTTTAAGATTCAGATCTTACATCCTGAGTTTGATGTTAGAGAAAATATGCATTTTAATAGATGGTTATTGTTTAAGAGATTACTAGACGAAGGTAAGCTTAATGATGGTGACATTCTTTATAATTTTGATGCAGACGTTTTTATAAAAGAAATGGATCAACACTTTGAACCTGAAAAGGGATTTTCATATGCTATTGATTCAGGCAATACACATTGTTTTGGATTCTTTGCATTAAAAATTAACGAGTTTTCAAGAAAACTTATTAACGCTATTATCGATAGAGAGAGATGGCTTAAGGTAAGTCAGTATGAATTTTTTAATGAACATAATAATACAAAAGGTAAGTGGCATCTAGCTGATCAGCAAACGTATTACACTTGCGCTGGTATTAAACCACACAGCTGGAAGTCTTTTTATGAGTTAGATAATTTAGGATTTCATTCATATCCTACAGAATATACAATTTTTTCTTTAGATGAACTTAAAGAAAATGTAAATGTGTTACCTACAGAATGGAATGTTACTCAGCTTTACGATGAAACTGGTGATCATGAAACAGGTAAGCCAAACACTTACGATATTAACCAAACTACGTTAGACAAAACTATATTTCGACATTTTGCCGGCGGTCAGCCATGGCGTTTCGACGAGTATACTAAAAAATATCCTTTATAAGTATGGAACTAGATGAAAGAGCAGCCGGGTGGCTAGGTGAACTAGAAGGAGAACCTTATCAATTTAATTTATTTAAACTTGTAATTGAAGAAATTAATAATAAACAGTTAGCTAGTCCTACAATGTTAGAGCTAGGAGCAGGAATTGGTCAATTTTCTAAATACTATAACGAGAACGTTTTGAATGGACGTAATATATGTTTAGAGATTCAGCCAACAAATTGCAATATAATTCGAAAACTTATACCAGATGCTACTATCTATGAAGGATATGTAGGACAAAGAATACATATGAGAGAGACTATTCATGCTGATATGGTAGATAAAAAAATATTTATAAAAGATATATTTGAAGAAAATAATATAGACAATCTAGATTTATTGCATATCGATATACAAGGCGGCGAAGTCGCGGTATTACAAGAACTAGTCCAAAGTAATCTTTTAAGTAAAATAGATTATATGTTTATTTCAACTCATCGTATTAAGAGATCACAAGTAGAACCTAATTGGCGGGTATTACATGATAATAAAGGTATGACCAAAGAAGGATTTGAGTTATTTGAAAAATGTCAAGGTGACACCTACATACCCGTTGTCGGTATACTTCATAACCAACCGGTTAATTATGAATGGCTTTTTCAGACCCACCTAGTTGACAAAGCATCCGGCGATGGTTTAGTAGTGGTCAAGCGTATAAAATGAAAATAAAAGAATTTACAATATGTTTACATTGTGGTAGTGATCGAAAAGTTTCTGATCATCAAATGGAATTATTAAAACCACTTGAAGACGAATACAAAATTACTTATAACAATAGAATTGATAGACATCCTTTAATTTATCCTTCTTATTCTCAACTAATTAATCATTCCATAGTAACATCACATACTGAATATATTTTCTTTATTAACGATAGAACATTTCCAAAACCTCATGAGATTAAAAAGATGATTGATCATCTAGAAAATGGCTTTGCATGGACAACTTTATGGGGTGTAGCTTTTATGGCCTTTTCTAAAGAATTGGTTAGACAAATAGGATGGTGGGACGAAAGATATATAAACGGTGGGTGGGAAGATAGAGATTGGGTTTGGCGACTTAAAGAAGCTAATCTAGCTATCTATGAAAGTCACGAAGCATCGTACGATCAATCATGGAAGTCACATCTTAATGTTGCAGGCGGTCATCAATCAACTCCTTTCTGGCACAAAAAGTGGAATGGAGACAGACATGATGTTGTTCTAAAAAATATAGCCGATGAAGAGTATGAACATTGGGAAGTATTTTTAGGTGAAGAGAGGCCTGATATAAGAAAAGAATGGAATACATGGGATAAGTCGATTTTAAATGTAGCAGCTGGTGCAGAAGGATCTGGTCCTGCTAGCTCTTATCTTCTCGGCAACAGAGAAATAGTTAAAAATTATGAATGAAAGAACTTTAGTTATATCGCCTCATATTGATGATGAGGTATTAGGTTGTTATGCTGCACTACATGATAACTGTCATGTTATGGAATGTGGTGTAGATAAATTTCACGTTGTAGATCGTGAAGAACGACTCGAAGAATTAAAAGCATTAGCTGAATATAAAAAATTTACTTTTAAAGTTTTTGAAAATAAAGTAAACAACTATACTATAAGAACGTTAATTCATCAAATTGAAGATCAAATTAACGAGATTAAACCAGAAAAAATATTTATACCATACCCATCTTACAACCAAGATCATGTTACTGTATATGACGCGTCGTTAGTAGCGTTAAGGCATCATGATGTAAATCATTTTGTTAAAAAAGTAGTCGCGTATGAAGAGGTACATAGTTTCTTATGGGATTATACACATGATATTAATAGTACTTTTAAGGGTAATTACTTTGTACCTATTGATATAGAAGATAAAATTACGTCTTATAAGTTTCTTAAATCACAAGTACGTGGTCATAGAAGCCCTGAAATGTTAAGATTAATAGCAAGAATGAGAGGCGTGCAGGGAAACTTTGAGAACGCTGAAGCATTTCAAATTTTAAGATGGGTAGATTAATGAAAAAAATATTATTATGTTCTTATAGAGACTGGTCTAATCAAATTTGTAAAGATGTTGAAGACTATTTTGCAAATTATGAAGATTTAATTATTATAAAATGTACTACACAAGAAAAATTTCTTAATATTATAAAAGAAAATAAATTTGATTATATTTTCTTCCTAGGGTGGAGTGATATTATAGACAAAAGTATAGTAGACAATAATTTTTGTATTTGTCTACACCCTTCCATGCTTCCTAAATACAGAGGGGGAAGTCCTTTACAGCATCAAATTATAAACAATGAAGAGGAAATGGGTGTAACGTTATTTAAAATGGATGAGTATTTGGATAAAGGGGATATAATATTTCAACAACCTATCTCTATCTTTATTGAAGATAATCTAGACCAAATCTATAATCAAATTAGTATTTCAGGTTATAATGGTGTACGATGGATTATTGAATGTTTATGTCAAGGTATTAAAATAGATTTAAGGCCTCAAGATGATAGTAAAAGTACGTATTTTAAGCGACGGACACCAGCAATGAGTGAAATAAAAATAGATGATTTTAAAAATCTAACTGCAACCGATATACATAATAAGGTTAGATGTCTTCAAGATCCATATCCAAATGCTTATATTGTTTGCAAAAATAATACTAGGCTATATATTACTAATACTAAAGTATGAAACTATTATTTGTACCAACTAATAAAATAACTGCTCAAAATGACTATCTAGAGGTATCAATTTTGCATGGTTTGAGAGAAATAATGGGTAATCAATGTGTAGATTACCCTCGTAAGAAAATAATGTATAATGATTTTTCCGATATTCCTAAAGATCAATTACACGGAAAAGGATTTACTTTGTTAACTAAACCCATAAAAGACTTAAGTGAAAAGGAAAGGGAACTAAATCAATTTGATGCTGTATTATATGGGTGCGGTCATATGCACGGTGAAGGAACTATACATAAATTTAATAAAATATCAAAAAATAATGTTTGGGTATTAGATGGACATGATTTATTTGGTGATGCTCCTCGTAAAATAGAATTTAATGATCAAGAGGTTATAGGTGTTCAATTTAGAAAATGTTTCAAAAGGGAACTAGTGGAAAAAGTACCTGATGTATATCCTACAGGCTTCGGTATACCAGAATATCAGATTAGACCATTTGATATATCAAAGAAAGATCAGCAATATCAAAAAACTGCTCCGGATAATTCTTTATTTCAAACTGTAAACGATTTAGGAGGAGGCTTTTCACACCATAAATTTACAAAAGAAGAAGATTATTATAACGACTTAAGTCGGTCTTGGTTTGGATTAACTTGTCAAAAAGGAGGTTGGGATTGCATGAGACATTATGAAATTATGGCAGCAGGATCTGTTTTGCTTTTTAGAGATTACAACTTAAAACCTGCAGCATGCTCTCCGCAAGCAATACCATGTCTTTCATATTCATCTAGAGAAGAACTAGATAGTATAATGAATAGATTGGTAGTTGATAATAAACCTACCGATGAATACTATTTTTATCTACACAAGCAAAGAGAATGGTTAAATAATGTAGGTACAACAAAAGCTAGAGCAAAACAAATTATAAAAATTATTAAAAAGAGTTTATGAAAAAAATATTAATATCAGGAGGAGCAGGATTTTTAGGCACATATTCTATAGAAAAATATCTAGATGAAGGTTACGATATTACTGTTATAGATAATTTTTCTACAGCAGTAGTAAAAAACAATGACCCTGTTCTAGAAAAAGTAAAATTAATTGAAGATGATATCTTGAATGTAAAATGGACTGACTTAGAAAAATACGATTTGATTCTACACTTAGCAAGTCCAGTTGGACCAGCTGGTATATTAAAGCACTCCGGAAAGATGGCGAAGTATATTTTAGACGACATATATTGGGCTATTGAAGGGGCACAACATAATAGCTGTCCATTAGTCTTTGTTAGTACATCTGAAATTTATGGTTATAGAGAAAAAGCTGTTTTATTAAAAGAAGAAGATGATAAACTTTTAGTTGGTGACTTTAAAGTTCGTAATGAATATAGTATTGCAAAATTATTAGCAGAAATTGTTTTGTCAAATACAGCTAAAGTAAGTGACTTACAATATCAAATTATTAGACCATTTAATATTAGCGGAGCTAGACAATTAAAAGATGGTGGTTTTGTACTTCCAACTTTCGTAACTCAATCTTTAAGTGAAAACGACATTACAGTTTTTAATGATGGTAAACAAATTAGAGCCTTTACACATGTTACAGATATTGTTAATGGTATCTATCTTACTTCACAGTCTGATTTCAATGAAATTTGGAATGTTGGTAATCCAGATAACCAATGTACAATTTTAGAAATGGCAGAAATAGTAAAAAGAAAAACACAGTCAGATTCAGATATTACATTTGTTGATCCAAAAACTATTCATGGACCATTGTATGAAGAAGCGTGGGATAAAATACCTAACCCAGAAAAAATAGCAGATAAACTCGGCTGGGTTGCAAATCATGACGTTGATTATATCATAAATGATGTAATTAATTATTATAGTTCATGAAAGAAATAGGTATAATAGGATACGGTGAAATAGGAGAGTCATTAGAGAAGTGTTATCTTGGTAAAGATTTTAATGTCAGTATAGTAGATACAGGAAAAGATATTAATCAAATTACTGATAGTATTGACATTTTAAATATCGCGATTCCTTTCACCAGTATTTCTAAGTTTGTTAAAATAGTATCTCAATATATAGAAAAATATTCACCTAAGCTTACCATTATTCATAGTACAGTTACTCCTGGTACTACAAAATTAATTATTGATATTACTAAATCAAATGTAGTACATTCACCGGTCCGCGGAGTACATCCTAATTTATACGAAGGATTAAAATCTTTTGTAAAGTGTATTGGTGGTGAAGACGATTATTCAATCGACTTAGCTAAAGAACATTACGATAAGTTAGAAATAAAGTATAAAGTTTTTAATGGTTCAGCTGCTACTGAATTAGCTAAAATTCTCTCAACAACTTATTATGGTATGTGTATTGCTTTTCATAATGATATAAACAAGCTGTGTAATGAATATGATGTAAATTTTGATGAAGTTGCAACACAATGGAATAGAACATATAATGAAGGTTATAAAAAATTAGGAATGGAAAATGTTGTACGACCAGTATTATATCCTCCTAAAGATGGTAAGATAGGCGGTCATTGTGTTATACCTAACGCAGAGCTTTGCAAAAAGTTTTTTGATAGTACAGTATTAGATTATATTTTAGAATTAAAATGAAAAAAGCATTAGTATTAGGAGCCGGTGGTTTTATTGGAAGCCATTTAGTAAAAAGACTTAAAGAAGATGGGTATTGGGTACGTGGTGCCGATTTAAAATATCCGGAATATTCAACTGTATTAGCAGATGAATTCATATGTGGTAATAATGGCGACTTACGAAGTCAATCTAACTGTGAAAGATTAATAAAATTTGATGGTAAGCAAGGTAATTTTTACAATAATGTTCCGGAACAGTATAAGGAACCTTTTGATGAAATTTATCAATTAGCAGCAGATATGGGCGGCGCTGGTTTTATTTTTACTGGTGATAACGATGCTGATATTATGCATAATTCTGCTACAATTAATTTAAATATTTTAAATGCAGTAAAAACTTTTAATGAATATAGAGGTGAAAATAAAACAAAAATATTCTATAGTAGTAGTGCATGCATGTATCCGGAACATAATCAGTTAGACCCGGATAATCCTAACTGTGAAGAGTCATCTGCGTACCCTGCTGACCCAGATTCAGAGTATGGTTGGGAAAAATTATTTAGTGAAAGATTATATCTAGCTTATAATAGAAATTATAATATACCTGTAAGAATTGCGCGCTTTCATAATATATTTGGACCCCAGGGTACATGGGATGGAGGACGTGAAAAGGCACCAGCTGCTATTTGCAGAAAGGTATTACAGGCAAAAAATAATGGTGAAATAGAAATATGGGGCTCAGGTGAACAAACTAGAAGTTTTTTATATATAGATGAATGCATTGAAGGGGTAATTAGGTTAATGAATTCTGATTTTTCTGAACCAGTAAATATTGGATCAGATGAAATGGTGACAATAAATGAACTAGTAGATATTGCTGCAGCAATACAAAGCAAACCACTTGTCAAAAAACATATTGATGGTCCTTTAGGAGTAGCAGGAAGAAATTCTGATAATAAATTAATTAAAGAAAAGATAGGATGGGCACCCGATTATCCTTTAGCAAAAGGTATAGAGAAAACATACTGGTGGATATTTGATCAACTTAAATTATAATTTGATATGGTTATTAAGCAAAGTGTATACGATGGTAATTTAATTCATAATCGTTTCGCATACGAGTATTTTCGAAAAAATGTATCTCCTTATGGTAACATAGTTGCTTTCAGAGCTCCTATGTACGTAAAAGATGCTTTAATTGATCTAGAAGATACACTAAGTGACGACTATATTCATAGTCAAGATTCTATTAATTTTTGTTGGGAGATACCTAACCTATGTCCATTAGGTGCTGTGTCATTTCAGAGATTATTCAATACAGCAATTGCTAATCTTCTTGCTGCTATTATTCAAAAACCTATTTCAGTTGAAGGTGATGATCTAATGGTTCAAGACGAGTTTGTTGGAAATGATGAAAAGGTTAGAAAGGCAGGTAAGGTGAGTGTTTCAATTACATACTCGAAAGATAATGTATCTTTAGGTCATACTGGTATTAATATTATTGCTGGTGATAAAGCTCCTGGTTTTGCCTATTCATCTAATTTAAATAAAAAGCAGGTAGAATATTTTATGACTTCTGTAATCGATTATTTTAATTCTGAAGTTCAAGATCAGTTTGTAGCAACTACTAAAGTTATAGTATGAATTTTTTTCAGCTTCAAAATAAATTATTTTATTCTAAGAAAGAAGACGCAGGTTATTTAGATTCAGAAGGCGAACAAGCGTTTGTTCCTTTTTTGTTTAATAGATGGTTATCATTTTATGATAACAATATGTGTGTTTTTACTAACGAAACTCTTAATAAGTTTAGTACTTTATTTGATAATAAACAAGAGTCGTATAAATTATATTACTACTTGATTCCTAGACTTAAGTGGAAAAAGATTTCTTATATAAAGAAAAAGAAAAAAGAAGAGGAAGAAGTAGATTTAAGCTCTATTGCGAAAAATAAAAATATGTCTGTAAGAGAGTTAAAAATGTATTTAAATTATGAGTAAAGCAATTGTAACTGGTGGAGGAGGATTTATTGGATCTAACCTGGTAGATGAGTTAGTTAAAATTTATGACAAAGTAATCATTATCGATAATGAATCAGCTGATTCTAATGAACAATTTTATTATAATGATAAAGCTGAAAAGTATTTATTAAATGTATGTGACTACAAAAACACTAGACCGCTTTATGACGGGGTAGATTGCGTTTTTCATTTAGCAGCAGAATCTAGAATACAGCCAACTCTAGAAAATCCTGTGTTAGCTGCACTTACTAATACCGTAGGAACCTGTACTGTATTACAATGTGCTAAAGAAGCTAATGTAAAGCGTGTTGTTTATAGTTCAACCTCTTCTGGATATGGCTTAAAGAATAAAATACCATTAAACGAAAATATGCCAGATGATTGTTTAAATCCATATTCAGTAACTAAAGTATCAGGTGAAAAATTATGTAAAATGTATACTGATTTATTTGGTTTAGAGACAGTTGTCTTTAGATATTTTAACGTGTACGGTGAAAGACATCCAGTTAAAGGTCAATATGCTCCAGTTATCGGCATTTTTATTAGACAAAAAAATAACGGTGAGAAGCTTACTATTGTTGGAGATGGAAGACAAACGAGAGACTTTACACATGTTTCAGATGTTGTTCAAGCGAATATATTAGCATCAGATATTAACAATAAAAAACCAGTAGGTGAATTAATTAATTTGGGAACAGGTACAAATAATAGTATCTTGGAAATAGCTCAAATGGTTGGTAATAAGTACGCTTTTATAGAATCTCGTAGTGGCGAGGCACAAGATACATTAGCTGATATTTCAAAAGCTAAAGAGCTTTTAGGGTGGGAGCCAACAGTTAAGGTTGAGGATTGGATAAAGAATAATAGTTAATCATTGATTTAAAATATATAGCTAGTAAATAGATCTATATGGCAATGGCAAGTATAGATAATTTGGCACCTACTAGAAGCTTAATTGATTTAACAAATCCAGATAAAGGTGATTTTGGTATTGATGATTATGAATTAAGTTTTATTTTTGATGATATTTTATTAATACAATATGTTGATGAAACTGAAGAAGGTGAAGTAAATAGAAATGGAATTCTAATTCCAACAAACACACTTAATAAAGCTTGGCGTAAAGGTCAAGTTATTTTGGCAGGACCTGATGTAAAATATGCTAAAGAAGGAGATGTAGTTATTTTTCCGAACAATATGGGGGTAACCATTTCTGGTGTAAAAATTACCGGTAAAGGCAAAGTTAAAAAAGGTGTCTTCTTAAACGAAGAAAGAATGTTTGGAATTTGTAAAAAGAGCAATGATAGTCCAAAAAGCGATACTTGATCCTCTTTTGCAAACTAATGTATGTGAAGTACGCTTTCCTCGTAGGATTATAAAATCAGGTCTAGCTCCTACGAGGCGAATGTTATGTACTAATTCTATAGAATTACTTAACTCTGTAAATGGTAGAATATCGCTTAATTACTTTGCTCCTAAAGGCCCTCCTAAAGCATATCTTGGACCTGATAATTTAGCTGTTGCTTGGGATATATTAATGCAGGATTATAGAAATATAAATATGAATCAATGTAATTTAATACAACAAATTCCTGCTAATGAAGATTTTTGGGTTTATTTTAATGAAAATATTTACCCAATGTCTTCGAAACAAAAATTTGATTTTATGAATTCATGAATAACTGTTTAGAAAATATTACTGATCATTTAAAGCCGTTCTTATTGAGAGATATAATTATAAGAACTGATAAGAAAATTTTGAAAAGAGGTAAATTGAAAATTTTTCAAATTAAACAGTACTATATAAATCTGTCTTTAGAGTATAAAGACTCAATAAAGAATTATGAAATACCTTATCCATTTGATATACAGCTTGAACAGGAAGGTAATGAAGCAGTTTTAAATTATCATTTAAGTTCTTTTGTACCTAAGAGTCAAATAAATAAAGTAAAGTGTTTGGATACTTCCTCTAAGTCAAAAATATATAACAATTTAGTCTACATATGGCCTTCAGAGGAAACCACATTATAATAATAATGTGTTAGGTGGTTTGTTAAAAAAATTTCCGAGTGGTTATACTCCTAATTCTGCTCAAGTAAAGCTCTTAAAAAATATCGATCAAGCTTTTGATGATGGCTATAAGTTTGTAGTATGTAATGCACCAACTGGATCTGGTAAGTCGTTTATTTCTAAAACAGTAAGTAATTCTGCTCGTGAAACTTCTAAAGAGTTTAGAGAGCTAATTAGTAATTATTTAGCTTATAGAAGAGCGCATGGTGGAGGCTACGCATATGAAGACCATTGTGACGAAGAACAATCGTTTGGCTGTACTGCTCTAACTATAACAAAAGCTTTACAAGATCAGTATAAAGGTTTATTCGATGATGTTGAAGTATTAAAAGGTAAATCAAATTATCAATGTGCTGTAGATGACAAGTTTACTGTAGAACTTGCTCCATGCTTGCATTTACCTAAATTTAAAGAAGAGTGTTGGTCAAAAAACATATGTCCTTATTACGAGCAGCGTAATAAAGCATTAGTATCTAGCTTTAATACCTTAAACTATAACATGTTTTTTTCTTTACCTGATCATTTAAAGAAAAGACAATTTTTAATTTGTGATGAAGCTGCAGAGCTTGAAGATCAATTAGTAAAAGAATTTTCATGTGCTGTAAACTTTGATATGCTTAAGAGTTTTCATATTCAAGTTAGACCGTTTTATTCGAAAAATAATATACAGGTGTTAAAATGGATTAATAATTTAATAATTGATCTAAATGATAAAATAGAAGAATTAAAAGATGTAGTTAATACAACTAAAAAGAATAACAAATATATTATTTCTATAAAAAATAACTTAATAAGTTTACGTAACTTACATTCAAAACTTTCTCTTATCTGCGATACTTGGAAAGAGAGTGAATATATTTTTGAAACAAGTAAAAAGGGTATCACCTTTATGCCGCTAAAAGTTAATAAACTTTCTAATCATTTGTTTAAGTATGCTGATAAGGTAATTTTGATGTCTGCTACAATTATTGATCCGAATAATTTTTGTAAAAGCTTAGGTATAGATAAGTTTAAATACGTTGAAGCAGAATCTTCCTTTAAAGCAGAAAACGCTCCTATATACTGTAATACTAAATTTAAATTAAACTATCATAATCTTAAAAGAAATCTCCCTAAGGTAGTAGATCAAATACAAGAAATATGTAACTTTCATAAAAATGATAAAGGTATAATTCATACACATAATAATACTATTACATCACATCTTTCAGATAATTTAACTAATAAGCGATTTTTAATTAGAGAACCTGGAGTGAGAAACGAAATGATATTAGAGCAGCATACTTTAAATAACGATCCTACTGTTCTTATATCCCCTTCTATGTCTCATGGAGTAGATCTTAAAGATAATCTAGCTAGATTTCAAATTATAGTTAAAGCTCCTTATTTACCTACAAAAGATAAAAGAATTGAAAGACTAATGAAAGAAGACTTTGATTGGTATACAAATAAAATGCTTTGCTCGTTAATTCAGTCTTGTGGAAGAGGTGTTAGATCACATAAAGATCATTGCATAACATATATTTTAGACGGAGCTATAGTAGAAAGTGTAGTTAATAACAAGCATAAGTTACCAAAATATTTCATCGATAGGTTTTTGTAATAAATATATAAGTACGAATGAAGAAAAGAGCATTTCATTTTGAAATTAAAAATCTTTTAACGCAATTTATTGCGGCTTTTGATGATGTAGTAATTAGTAGATGGAATAAAGATCGATCAGCTAAATCTAACATCGAAGTGAGATATGTATTTGCCCCTAAGCATAGGGTAATGTATGATATTATTAATAAAGCACAAAATATTACCCTACCAGCAGTTGCTGTAAACTTAACCAGTATTTCAAGAGACGAGTCGCGTGTATTTAATAAACTCGCACCAACATATATACCCGCAGAACTTGATTCTAATCCAAGAGTTTCATCTAAATTTTTAATGCCTGTACCGGTTAATTTAGAAGTTAGTATGTCTATTTTAGCTAGATATATGGAAGATGTAGATCAAATTATATCTAACTTTGCTCCATATAATAACCCTTATATTATTCTTTCATGGCCGGTACCTAAAGCCTTTGGCGCAGATTATGATCAAGAAATAAGAAGTGAAGTTTTATGGTCTGGAGAGTTATCATACAATACACCTACAGATACAACTTATAGTGATAAATTTAGAATAACAGTAGATACTACATTTACAATTAAAGGTTGGTTGTTTCCGGAAAAGAAAGACACACAAGGTACAATTTATAAGGTAGATAGTAATTTCGTAGCTGTTGATTTAAGAAATAGAATATATAACCCTCTTGATAGACAAGAAGTAGTTGATAGTTATGAAACTCAAGGCTACGGTGCTTTATCTGGATATAATGATACAGTTCCTACTAACTATTCGGAAATGGTTACTGTATCAGGTAGACCAGAATTTACTAATATATTTTATACTTCTACTGGTGCTAATGTAGAAATGAGAAATGAAGTACCAATATTATCAACCTTAGATAATAGCTTTTTATTATTTGGAAAACGTTTTAATTATAGTAATAATTTTTATCTAAGTTCAGAAAATACCAATGATGTTAATGGAGAAGTAGATCAATTCTTTTCGAATTATCAAGTTATAACTTCTGGTGATGATAATGTACCTACTATAAGTGGATTTAAACTTAGTGATTCGAATTTTACAGTAGCAAATGATAATATAGTAAGTTTTTACTTCCCCGCCAATACATTAAGCGGGCATGGAAACTTTACTTTAGTAACCGCAAACGAAGCTGGTTGGGCAACATCTTACCAAGCCACTAGCTCTATCATACACTTAGCATAAATATATACAAGATGCCTGGACCTGGATCATCAACAAGCCCTAATCAAAATCGTTCTTATGTAACGAACGATGGACGTGCTTCTACTTTTGGTAGAAACTTAATTCAATATATTCAAAATAGATTACCATACGCTACTGATGGTAGAGGAGAAAACGATGCGTTAAATCCTAAATACAAAGTCTTTAAAAAAGCAGGAATGAGAAGAGCTGAAGCTTTAGCTAAGGCTTCTATTTCATCTTCTAACCCATACAATAATATTCCTATAGGTGATTTTGCAAAAGATTCATCTTTTGGTGATGTAATGTATGCTAATATTCAAGACGATAAGCAAGGTCGTTTAAGAGATTACAGAATTATAGCTGCATATTCTGAAGTAGCTGATGCTTTAGATGAAATTTGTGATGAGTCAATTAATCCTGATGAATCAGGTTGGATTACTAAATTACACTTTAAAGATATTGATCTTACAATAGAGCAGAAAGAAATTCTTGATAAACAATTTCATAGATATGTTGAGTATTATGATTTAAAAAACAAAGGATGGCAATATTTTAGACAACTATTAGTTGAAGGTGAGGTTTTCTTTGAGCAAATTATTCACGAAGGGTATGTAGAAGATGGCGTATTAGGTGTAATAAATCTACCTGCTGAAATTATTGATCCTGTATATAACAATATACAAAACATGCTTGTAAAGGGGTATATTTACCGTAAGCCTATTTTTAGTCCTTCCCACCCTAACAAAGTAGAGAAGATTGAATTTATTCCAATGGATCAAAACCAGATAATGTATGTTAATTCTGGTGTATATAATGAAACTAAAAACTTTGTAATTCCATTTTTAGAAAATGCTAGACGGCCATATAGACAATTATCTTTAATTGAAGACGCAATTGTAATTTATCGTTTAGTAAGAGCTCCAGAAAGACTAGTCTTTAATGTAGATGTAGGCAATATGGCTCCTCCAAAAGCTGAAGCTTACTTACGTAAATTAATTCAAAATTATTGGTCCAGAAAAACATTTGACATGGATCAAAATGATGTAGTTAAAAAGTTTAATCCGCAATCAATGTTAGATGCTTTTTGGTTCGCTAAGAGACAAGGATCAGAAGGAACATCAGTGGAACAATTAGCTGGTGGAGCCAATCTTGGAGAACTTTCAGACTTAATGTATTTTATTAAGAAACTTTATAGAGCTCTTAAAGTACCTTCAACAAGATTAGACCCAACAGATCAAGCATCTGCAGATGGTTCTACTATATTAAGAGAAGAATTAAAGTTTGCACGGTTTGTAATGAGACAGCAGCAAAGATTTGCTGCAGGTCTTAAAAAAGGATTTATTACCCATTTAACATTAATGGGACTGTTCGAACAGTATGAGCTTAATGAACAAAATCTTGAAGTTGAATTTAATGTTCCTACTAATTTTTACGAGTTAAGAGAGAATCAAAGACTAGAACTTAAATCCAACAATTATAATAATCTTGCAAGTAATGAATTTGTTTCAGCTACATACGCACAGAAAAAATACCTTGGATGGAAGGATAGAGATATTTTAGCTAATAGAGAGTTCCTTAGAAAAGATGCCGAACTGCAGTGGGAGATGTCGCAAATTGCTGCTGCTGGTCCAGCGTGGAAGGAACAAGCAGTTGCAGGTGAAGTAGCAGGCGATGCTGCTGCAGTAGGAGGTGAAGGCGGTGGTGTAGGTGGAGGCGGAGCAGGTGATATACCTGACTTCGGAGGCGGTCCAGCAGATACTGGAGGTGAAGAAGTAGAGGTAGCTGCTGAAACAGAAGTAGATGCAGAAGAAACTGCTGAAGTTTAACGAATAGGGTTAGAAGAGAAATATTGTGCTCTAATAAATAAATCGTGGTGTTGACCAGTAGCCGCGGCTGCCGATACTTGATTAACGTTTGTAATCCCTCTAATAGTTACCTCTTCATTGGCTTTCAATTGCCAGTAAAAATTTTCATGGTTTGTATTCTTATAATCATTATCCCAAATATATACTACCTCACTAGTACTATTTTTAATTATTACTTCTGAACACGGCCAACCATTAAGTACATCAGCTCCAGAAATCGCAACAGTATCGGTACCTACTGGCTGAATAAAAGTTCTACAGATATTTAAATTGAAATATTCACTTCCGAAATTGGAAGTTGGATAGTTTGATTGTTCTGACATATAAATTATTTATTCGCGAATAAATATTTTTATGGCACTTGCATGCAATATAACACCTCTTTCAGCTTTTTTATCGACAAATCTTAATAGCAAAATTGAAACTTATGATAGATTAGGTGATAGAATTAAACGATCCTTGGGATATCCATTAGTTAGTCTCGAAATACATACAGACCAATTAAGAGAAAATATTCAAATAGCGGTAGAATATTTTACAAAATATGCAGGTTTTACTAAAGAGTATCTTATTTTTGATTCAGAAATGTATGAAACTAATAAAGGTATTAGACTAGATTTACTATATACTCTAGCTAATACTGATTTAGATACTAACGCGCAAAAAACAGCTGGAACAAATCCTCTGGGCCCGGGACCAGAATTTTATGGTAGTACACCAGAGTCTATTTTTGTATGTACTTCGTCAATACTTTCTTCAGTATTTGTTTCTTCTTCAGCTTTATCCGCAACGTTTGCCTCAACCTCTGCCGATGGTATAGCGCAGTTTGAATTATTTGATCAATCAATATATTCTCAAATTACTGCTTATGATGAATTAGAGCGACCAGAGTTATCTTTAAACATTTTTGGTTTGAGTTCGTCTTTTACTGAAAATCAACGTAATACACTTACCTTCGAAGGATCTGCCTCTGATGCAGTATTTTATCAAAATGTATATGACTACGACATAATGGACTATAGAAAGGTTGTTGATGTAACAAATTTCGAAGAAGGCTCTACCACAGGTATAAACACATTATTTACGTTAGAGCAAACACTTGCACAACAAACATACTTTAGTTATGCATTAGGAAATTACGGATTTGATTTAGTTTCATGGTATACACTCAAAGAATGGATAGATACTAGAGAAAAAGTATTAGCTATTAAACGTGATATAAAATTTGATCCTAGGACGCAATATATGCAAATGTATCCTCAACCTGGTGGTGATAGGTTTTATGGGGTATTAGCATGCTATCTTGAAAAGCCGATAAGATCTATTATTATGGAGCAATGGATATATGAATACTCGTTAGCTTTATCTATGATTACTATTGGTAGAGTAAGAGGTAAGTTTGGAAATGTGTCTTTATTAGGTGGTGGAGCTTTAAATTATGATATGCTTCAAGAAGGCATGCAACGAAAAGCAGAATTAGAAGGTAAACTGCTGGAAGGCGCATCACCAGGTCTTGGTGATACAGATCCAACATTATTCATTGTAGGATGAGGAAATGGAGACAGGGTATATTTACACCTACTAATCCGGATAAATTTATAGGCAGTAAAGCTGTTTATAGATCTGGACTTGAGTTAAAGTTTTTTAGATTCTGCGATAATAACGATAATGTAAAAAAGTGGGGTAGTGAAAATGTAATTGTGCCTTATATAAGCCCTTTAGATCATAGAGCTCATAGATATTTTGTAGATAATTATATTGAAATATTAGAAGGTAATAAATTAAAAAAGTATCTTGTAGAAATTAAACCATCAAAACAAACAAAACCACCTACAACAAAATATAGAAAACGGCAACATTTATTATATGAACAAAGAGCATATGTTATAAATCAAGCAAAATGGGAAGCAGCTCGTGAATATAGTAAAAAAATTGGCTGTGAGTTTATTATTTTAACAGAAAAAGAGCTAATTTATAACAAATGAATAAATAATTACATGTCGTTAAAACTTAACTTGGTTGTAGAAAAACCTGATGTAGAAGACGAGTTCGAATACATTGAAGAAGAAGTAGATAGAAACTCACCTTCTAATTTATATATTAAAGGCCCATATATGATGGCTGAAGGAGTTAATCGTAATAATAGATTGTATCCAATTGACGAATTACAAAGAGAAGCTGATAGATATATTGAAGAGATGGTAAAGCCCGGTCGCGCAATGGGCGAGCTAAATCATCCGACCACCGCAGATGTAGATTTAGAAAGAGCTTGTCATATGGTAACCGAGTTAACTCAAGATGGAAATATTTTTTATGGTAAGTCTAAGGTCTTATCAACACCATGTGGTCAAATTGTACGTGCATTAATTAATGATGGTGTTAAAGTTGGTATGTCTTCTAGAGCTCTAGGTACATTAGAAGAGGGAAGTAAACATAATACAGTTAAAAATATGAAGTTAGTAGCTATAGATTGTGTTGCTGATCCATCTTATCCATCTGCCTTTGTTAATGGTATCTTAGAGTCAAAGCAATGGGTACTAGTAGACGATAACAAATACGAAGAAGTATATGAAAATTTCGAAAAATCCCTTGAAAGGTTGCCTAAAAAGGACATAGATTCATTTTTACGTGATAGAATTCTTAGCTTTATTAAATCAATCTAATAAATAATAGTATGTCCAAACAAAAACAAAAAATAGCTAAGTTTATTGAGCATATTTCTAGTAAAAATTATGCTAAGGCACATAAATATTTAAAGAGCGTTGTTGAAGATAAAATAACAAAAAAAATTAACAACGCAACAGAAAAACCACTCTTTTAAACCATGAGCAAAAAACAAGCATTACCAGAACAAGCAGAAGAGGTACTTACTGAAGAGTCAGTACAGGCTATTGAGACTGCTATTGAAGAAAAAATCCAGCTATCAGTAGAAGCTGCTTTAACTAATCAAGATGAGCTTTATGCTGAAAAACTTGAAGAGTTAGTAACTGCAATTGATAAAGATCATACAGATAAGCTTAAGAGAGTGGTTGAAGCTGTAGATCATAATAATGCAAATAAACTTATTAAAGTTGTAAAGCGTTATGAAAATGAGCTAAATGGTCGCGCAAGTAAGTTTAAAGATACATTAGTAGAAAGTATCTCTGATTACTTAGAAGAGTATCTAGAAGAGTCAGTACCTACTCAAGCAATTGAAGAGGCTACTAAGAATAGAACTGCAAGAGAAGTCTTAAGTAATTTAAGAAAAGTGCTTGCTGTTGATTCTACTCTTATGAGTGAATCAGTTAAAGAAGCTGTTATGGATGGAAAGACTCAAATTGATGAGTTAAATGCTAAAGTAAATGCTCTTGCTAAGCAAAATAAAGTTCTTAGTGAGAAGTATAGATCTACTAAAGCTAATCTTCTTATTGAAGCTAAGACAGCAAACTTATCTGAAGGTAAAAAGTCCTATTTACGTAAGATTTTGATTGATAAGACCCCGGAGTTCATTGAAGAAAATTTCGAATATACTGCTAAGTTATTTGATAAGAAAGAGAAAGAAAGACTTACAGTTATTAAAGAGGAGGCATACAAAAAACGTAAAGTCAAAACAGATGCCCCTGTACAACAGATTTCAGAGAAGAAAGAAGAGAAACAATATAACCCTTACTTAGCAGAGTTAGAAAGATCTCACAAATAATTTCACCCCTGAACATTGAGGTGCTTGTCACCTGAGTATCTTGGGACTAGATCCCATGAGGTAAAAATGAAAGGAAACGTCTTATGAATAAACCACAATCATTTATCGATAGAGATAGAGCAGATGCACTTCTTGAGAAGTGGGCACCTGTTCTTGAATACTCTTCCGACAGTGTTAAGGCTATTGAAGACGATCACACTCGCTTAAATACCGCTATTCTTCTGGAAAACCAGGAGAAGTGGTGTATCGAAGAAGCTAATACCGCCGGCGGCGGTGGCTCTTTTGGCGGTGGTCCAACCATGGGAAGTATTTATGCTCCTAATGGACAGCAGGGCGCCAATGATGGTGTCACTACTCAGGACAACTACGCTACTGGCGATGCTCGTCTCCCTAAAGTGCTTATCCCGATGATTCGTCGTACGTTCCCTGAGCTTATCACCAACGAAATTGTTGGTGTCCAGCCTATGTCAGGTCCTGTTGGACTTGCATTTGCTCTTCGTTATGCTTATCAGTCCCAGCAATTGGGATCTGGTATCGACGGAAGCAGTGCAGCAACTGGAACCGGTCCTGGGCCTGTTGTTGTACCAGGTACAAGCAACACTAACCCGAATTATGCGGGTAGTGCTGGTCTTCCTGGCGACGAACTTGGATATCAACTTCTTGATACTCGATTTACCGGTACGTCTTCTGCTCAATTGAGTGGAGGTACTGACTGGACTTTCGCAGAACAAGATCAAGGTGTTGCACAGATTCTTTCTGCCTTCGAGATCACTGGAAACATTCCTCAGGTTGAGGTTAAGTTCGAGAAGACCGCTGTTGAGGCCGGCACACGCCGCCTTGGTGCACGTTGGTCCGTCGAGCTTGAGCAAGACCTTAAGAACATGAACGGTATCGATATTGACGCTGAGATCACAAACGCTATGTCGTATGAGATTCAGGCTGAGATCGACCGTGAGATGCTCATGAGAATGATTCAAGCTGCTCTTGGAGCTGGATTTGGACCTGGTTACACAATCTGGTCGCCTTCTTCGGCAGACGGCCGTTGGTTGGTTGAGCGTAACAGGGACTTCTATCAGCGTCTTATCATTGAGGCCAATCGTATCGCCGTCCGTAACAGACGTGGATCTGCAAACTTTGTTGTTGCAACTCCTCGTGTTTGCGCCATCCTTGAGATGCTCCCTGAATTCCAGTGGGTACCTGTACAGGGTGATGTTAACACACAGCCTGTTGGCATTGCGAAGATTGGTTCTGTAGGTGGAAGATTCAACGTTTACCGTGATACTAGAACGGAAGTTCAGAACAATCCTAATTATACAAGCTCTAGCGCATCTGCTTACTCCGGTGCTACCGAGGGTATTGAGTATGCATTGCTTGGTTATAAGGGTCCTGAATTCTACGATACTGGTATCATTTACTGTCCTTACATTCCTGTCATGGTTCAGAGAACTATTGGTCCTAACGACTTCGCACCACGTGTTGGCTTGCTTACTCGTTATGGTGTTGTTGACAACATCTTCGGAGCAAATCTCTACTACCATGTCATTCTTGTTCAGGGACTTGGTACTGCGTTCACTCCAGGCTCAACATCGGTGTACTTCTAATAGGAGTCATCGCTGGTTGAAGCAGCAGTCGAGAGACACAATCACAGAAACAGCAGAGCGAAAGCTCTGCTGTTTTTTTTTATTTTATAGGGAGTTATTTAGTTAAAAGTACCTTAAAATCCATAAATAATTACATGAAGTTTGAAAATATAAAATTAGCTGACGGCCAATCCGGCGCCCGGCCCGGACAAGGCCTTAAGAAAAAATTCGACTACTATGTTGCTGATTCTAAATATGGAATCAGCACCAATAATGATGCAAATGTTATTGTTGAAGATTATTATATAGTATATAATAACTGGCCGAAGTTTACGGGAGATACAAGAAATTCATCTGAAATCGATACTTCTAGCACGGCTTTAGCTAAAATTGGTATTTCAGCTTTGCGCACTCAGATAGGAACCACTCATGTAGCTGATACTTCTTTAGATTGTGTTATTGTGAGAAAATCAGATAGAAGAGCTATTAGACTACAAATTACCGGTACAAATCGCGCTCATTATGAAAATATGAATGCTAGCACGACTATTACAGAAATTTTACCCTCTGATGGTCCATGGACGCCTGAAGTAGGCAGACTAGGTAATCTGGGTTATGTTTAAAAGATCTTAGGTTACTAATTACTAAGCGTCTCCCACATTCTCCAAGGAGCATTCATGGGCTAATAACCTTTTATGCTCTTTTTTATCATATATTATAGTTAAACTTTGCTATATCATCAGCAAAATGCTGTGCAACTAAATCAATAGATTCTTGATTATAAACTTGAGTATATGAAGACTCGTATTTTTGAAAATTTACACGACCTTTAAATATTTTTTTCATTCCTAGCTCTTTAGCAAGAGGAATCATTTCATTATCTAAATCTTCCGTTTTAATTATTTTATCTATTTTATAATCTTTATTATCATCTGACTTAAACCAATTTAATTGGTTGTTAAAAATATAACGCCAAAGTCTTAATCCTTTACGTGTTCTACTACGATCAAATTTATCAGAATATGCCCATTTTATCCATTTATTAAAATCATTATCAATATCTTTATTAGCTGAAAAGTATTCTTTGTATTCCAGCTGTTTAAAAAAGCTCCATGATGAATATTGCTTTGCCCATGGATTTCTTACTAAAGATATAGTATACAATTTATCTATATCAATACCCTCTCCTTCACATCTTTCGTATAAATTTTTAAGAGGTATATGTTTAGGATAACTCCATTCAGTTTCGAAGTTTTTTCTAAAATTTTGAAATAAATACGTACCAGCTGTTTTAGGTATATGGATAAATAATATCCTCTTATCTATTAATCGTCCCATACTACTTATCTACCCTTATCCATTCTCCCTCTGAGTATATATTAGAGGGAGGTGTGTATTCAACTCTTGCTCTTCCTTCGTTATCAGTACTCTCATTTTCAAGCATATGCGGATCATGCCTTTCGCCTATTACCATCCATGAAACGGTTGCAGTAGAATCAGCTACGCAGCTTTCAATAGTTAGTGTATTATCTGCTACAGAGCCTCTTACGGGATCCCAGTTAGTTTCATTAGTAGTAAATGTTCTAAAGCATCTATTAAGAGCAGTTAAAGTACCGGATGTCATACCATGTATTTCATCTATATTAACTGTAGCCTTACCTGCAGTCAAGTTAACAACACCACTATAAATGTTATCAGCTTGTGGAGATTCTACGAATGAATGCGACAATCGCTTAGTTGCAGATAATGCTGGAAGCGGGTGCGTAATATCAAAACAACCAGAAGCTTTAGCTAATGTACCGCATACACTAACATTACCACATGCTAATATAGAAGCAGCACCACCACAACCACCACAACCACCACAACCACCACAACCACCACAACCACCACTGCTACCACCGACAACCAAGCAAGCACAGCTACTAGCTGATGTTCCTATACCAGCACAAGTAAAACAAGCTTGATAACCACAAACAGCTGTAGTACCACATACTGTGGCGCCTCGTACGCAAGTTGTACCGCATATTGTGGCGCCTCGTACGCAAGTTGTACCGCATACTTTAGGAGAGCGCAAGCATGTTGTCGCGCAATGAGTACCAGTAGTACATGAACCTCCACTTGTAGTTACAAACTTTTTAGAGTTATTGTGATATAAATCAACACTACTGTTGCCACCAAATTTAGCAGCCATTTCGCCGCCTTGTACTTTTATATCGACATCATCAGCCCCTTGTACTACAACATCATCACCAGTACTGCAAATATATAAATCAGCAGTACCGTTAACAATATAACCGTTACTTCCATCATGGCATATTTTCAGATCATCATCATCACCAAGTCTCAAACATTTACTATCTTTTAACTTTAGATCTCCATTAATATAAACAATCGCATTGTCACAGTTACCAATATTAACTGAATTGTTACCGCAACCACAAGCGCAGAAACCTATTACTGTTTCGTTAACAGGACATGCTTGACTCGCTCTAGTACATGCCCCTAAATATGTACCTTTAACAGTACATGTTACT